CGCAAGCAATGAAGTTTGCAACCAAAAGTGGCATATCTTTTCCCGAATATAAGTCGGTTGAAGAGGCTTTGGCGGCTGAACAACGGATGCACAAGATTATGGAACAAGATGTTGATTCCTATGCAGAGGGCAAATAGTGGCCTATCAAGATACAGGTATTAACGAAGCAGGCGCTGTATCCAGTGGCGGGTCTAAAAGCGACCTTGGCGATGCTGAAGTATTAACGCTGATGCGAACACGTCTGACAATGGCCATCGCGGCCCTGTCCGACAGCCGTGAAGATGAGTTGGATGATCTTAGATTTAGGGCGGCGAGTCCTGATAACCAATGGCAATGGCCTGCGGATGTATTAGCAACTCGCGGCGCCGTACAAGATCAGACTATTAACGCGCGGCCTTGCTTGACCATTAATAAACTGCCGCAGCATGTGCTTCAAGTGACCAACGACCAACGGCAAAATCGGCCAAGCGGTAAAGTGATCCCTGCGGATGACAAAGCCGACGTAGAAGTAGCCGACATATTCAACGGAATCGTACGGCATATCGAGTATATTTCAGACGCCGACGTGGCTTACGATACGGCTTGCGATAATCAGGTGACGTTTGGTGAAGGGTATTTTCGTATCCTAACCGAATATTGCGACGATGCTAGCTTTGACCAAGATTTAAGAATTGGACGTATTCGAGATAGTTTTAGCGTCTATATGGACCCAACCATCCAAGACCCTTGCGGTTCGGATGCCGAGTGGTGTTTTATTAACCAAGAAATTACCAAAGAAGAATACGAGCGCGAATATCCCGATGCGGCAACGCTATCTAGCCTGCAATACGGGGTGGGTGACGGGCAATTAAACGCTTGGATTAATCAAGACACCGTGCGGATTGCGGAGTATTTCTACGTAGAACACGTAGCAAAAAAACTCAACCAATACCATGGTGGAATCTCCGCTTTAGCCGGATCGCCAGAAGCCAAGCAAGCTGAGTTAATGGGCTTGAAACCCATTAAACAACGCGACGTGGATATTAGAATCATCCATTGGTGCAAGACCAACGGCTTTGAAATGTTGGATAAACGCATCTGGCCAGGCAAATGGATACCGGTAATCCGTGTAGTCGGCAACGAATTTGAGATTGATGGCCGCATGTATGTTAGCGGAATAGTTCGCAACGCCAAAGACGCCCAACGTATGTACAACTATTGGGTTAGTCAAGAGGCCGAAATGCTGGCTTTGGCACCTAAAGCACCATTTATTGGCTACGGCGGGCAGTTTGAAGGCTACGAACAGCAATGGAAGACCGCAAATACAACAAATTGGCCGTATTTAGAGGTTAACCCTGACGTTACGGACGGTCAGGGCGGTGTTTTACCGCTTCCAATGCGAGCACCCCCACCTTTGCCCCAAACAGGGCTTATTCAAGCCAAAATGGGCGCGTCTGACGATATTAAAAGTTCAACAGGGCAATATGACTCCAGTCTTGGTGCAACGAGCAACGAGCGTTCTGGACGGGCTATTTTGGCTCGGGAAAAACAAGCCGATACGGGCACTTATCATTATATTGACAACTTGGCTCGCGCCATTCGCTATGGCACCCGTCAATTAGTAGACCTGATCCCTAAGATATACGACACGCAACGAATCGCCCGCATCATTGGTATTGATGGCGAAACCGAACAGGCCATGATTGACCCTAGTCAAAACGTGCCGGTGCGTAAGATTCAGAATGAGCAAGGCATTGTTATTAAGAAAATCTACAATCCTTCGGTGGGTAAGTATGATGTGGCCGTTACAACGGGGCCGTCCTACATGACCAAACGTCAGGAAGCCTTGGATTCAATGGCTCAGTTGTTGCAAGGCAATCCGGGCTTGTGGGCCGTGGCAGGCGATCTGTTTGTGAAACACATGGATTGGCCAGGGGCACAAGAGATGGCGGCTCGTCTGGCTAAAACCATTGATCCTAAGTTATTAGCTGATGAAGACGAATCACCGGAAATGCAAGCCGCTAAAATGCAAATCCAAGGCATGACACAGGAAATGCAACAAATGCACGGCATGTTGCAAAATGTCGGCAAGTCAATGGAAGCCCAACAATTGCAGATTAAGCAGTTTGACGCGCAGGTTAAAGCCTACGACGCCGAAACCAAGCGTTTGCAAGCCATTGGCGCCAACATGACGCCCGAACAGATACAAGATATAGTCATGGGAACGGTCCACGGCATGATTAGTAGCGGTGATTTAATATCTGAAATGCCTGGACGAGATGTTGACATGCCGGGTATGCAAGAACAACCCAATGAAGCTATGGAACAACCGCCTCAAGGTATGCCGCCGCCCCAAATGATGCCCCAAGGAGCACCACAATGAAATCCGCTGCCGATTTTGTAGGAACATTGTTTTTGGCCAGAGATGTGGCCCACAGTGTTCATTTAAACACCCGTAGTTTTTCTAAACATATGGCGCTGAACATTTTTTACGAACGAATTATTGGCGCGGCAGACGATTTTGCAGAGGCTTATCAAGGTCGGCATGGCTTAATTGGCCCAATATCCTTGATGTCTGCTAAAAAAACCACTAATATTATCGAGTTTTTACAGGATTCGTTGCAAGAAATTGAAAGTTGCCGGTATGATGTGGTCGATAGAACGGATATGTCATTACAGCAATTGATCGACAATATTATCGAAATTTATTTGCGAACGCTCTACAAACTGCGCTTTTTGGCATAGGACAAATCATGGCCTCAAATTACCTAAACATTAGCGCAACCACGCAAATTAAAGTTGGTGCTGGCAAGCTCAAAGGCATTATGTGTAGCACCGCGTCAGCTACGCCGACCATTGCGGTTTATGATTCAGCAACGGCGGGCACTAACGCAACCACAATAATTGCTGAGTTTGTGCCCGGCCCGCACACAATGTATCCCCTGACGGGAGATGACGGCGGTATTTGGTTTAGTAAAGGTTTATATGTAGTGATCGGTGGCACCGTCGGTGTTACGTTCATTTACGAATAGGAACGAATATGGCCTATTATTATCAGTTAAGCGTAACTGCCAGTGTGCCGAACAAAACCACCATTAAAACGGGTTTTGGCAAATTAAAAGGCATATTTTGCAGTTCTGCCTCGACTACCCCTCGTGTAACAGTTTATGATTCTGCGACGCAAACCGCCGCAGATGGCACCATTATCAGCCTATTAACCCCCCAAGCAAGTGAAAATTACCCGTTAAGCGGCGCGGATAGTGGGATTGGATTTAGCCGCGGCCTGTATGTGTTAACTACTGGCACAATGGAATTGACATTTATTTATGAGTAACCGCACTGGCGCGGTACGCCAGGGATTCTAAGGAATCAAGCCATGTCTGAAGAAGTAATAGCGGAAGCACCCGCGCCGGAACAGGTTGCTACGGCAGCACCTGAACCCGTAGTAGACGCGCCGGAAGCAGTAGAAGTATCCGAAGGTGAGCAAAAGGAACCTCCGAAGGTATTTACCCAAGAGGATTTGGACGCGGCCATCGGTAAGAGGCTTGCAAGAGAACAGCGAAAGTGGGAACGTGAACAGCGAACGGTGGAACCTGCGAGAGCAGCCACACCAGTAACGCCCGATCAGTTTGCTACGACCGATGCGTATGTCGATGCTTTGGCAACGCAAAGAGCGCAACAACTGATAGAGCAACAGACGTTACAGAGACAACAGCAAGAATTTGTTTCTGCTTATCACGATCGTGAAGAAGACGCGCGGAGTAAATACGATGACTTTGAACAAGTCGCGTATAACCCCAAACTTCCAATTACGGACGTAATGGCACAATCAATTCAAGCATCGGACGTAGGACCAGATGTTGCATATTATCTGGGCGCAAATCCAAAAGAAGCTGCTCGTATTTCTAAATTAGCACCTTTTTTGCAAGCGAAGGAAATAGGACGTTTGGAAGCCAAAGTGGCTGCTGAACCTGTTACAAAACGTACATCTAATGCACCTGCGCCGATTTCACCCGTTACTGCTCGCGGAGGTCACTCCGGCGGTTTCGATACTACAGACCCAAGGTCAATTAAAACCATGACCACAAGCCAGTGGATTGAAGCTGAAAGACAGAGACAAGTGAAAAAGCAGGAAGCAAGAAACCGCTAACTACTTTTAGGAGTTTTTCATGGCTAACAGCCTACTTACTATTGATATGATAACAAGAAAGTCTCTCGAAATTCTCGAGAACAATCTTGTAATTTCCCGCAATGTTAACAAAGAATACGATGACAGCTTTGCTGTTGAAGGCGCCAAAATTGGCTCAACCTTGCGTATTCGTTTACCCGATCGCGCTTTGGTGACTGACGGTGCCGCCCTGCAAGTTCAGGATGACAACGAACAATACACCACGTTGACGGTTTCTAGCCAGAAGCATATTGGCATTAACTTTACGTCTGCCGAATTAACCATGCAATTGGATGATTTTGCTGAACGTGTGTTAAAGCCTCGTATTAGCCAATTGGCATCGAGTGTTGATGCTGACGTCGCTAACGCGTACAAGTCAATCTATTCTTCGGTTGGCACTCCTGGCACCACACCTGCTACGTCACTCGTTCTGTTGCAAGCGCAACAAAAATTGAGCGAATATGCTACCCCAATGTCCCCACGTTACGGGACCGTAAACCCTGCTGCTAACGCAGCTTTGGTAAACGGCATGACTGGTTTCTTTAACCCGACGGGCACAATTTCTCGTCAGTTTAAGACCGGTATGATGGGTGAGGGTGTTCTTGGCTATGACGAAATCAATATGTCACAGTCAATTGTCAGCCACACCACAGGAAGTTTGCCTGGTTCGCCCATTTGCGCGTCTACCGTGCCTTCAGCTCAAGGTGCTACGACACTGGATATTACTTATTCCAGCGCAACCAAAACCATCAAACAAGGTGACATTTTCACCATTGCTGGCGTGAACGCGGTTAACCCGCAAACCCGTCTTAGCACTGGTAGCCTGCAACAGTTTGTCGTAACCGCTGACCAGACCTTGACCAGCACCGCGGCTACTATTGCGTTCTCGCCACCTATGTATACCGCTGGCAATGCGTTGGCTACGGTTGATGCGTTCCCCGCTGCGTCGGCTGTATTGACGTTCTTGGGTACTGCATCTACCACATACCCGCAAAACTTGGTTTATCACAAAAATGCAATTACATTGGCTACCGCCGATTTGTTGCTACCCCAAGGCGTGGATATGGCTTCTCGTCAAGTGCATAACGGTATCTCTATGCGTATCGTGCGCCAATACGATATTAATAACGATCGTATGCCTTGTCGTGTTGATGTGCTGTATGGCTATTCAGTCATTCGCGCACCAATGGCTTGTCGTATCTGGGGTTAATCAAACCGCCTCCGCTTAACGCGGGGGCAATTCAACATTTTAGGAGTAATAATTATGGCACTTCCTTCAGTCGGTGGCGGCTATCAGTACACTGATGGCAACTTAAATGAACAAGTAATGGAAACCCAAGCAGCGCCCGCAACGGCAACTGCAACGGCAACGTTAACTGTTGCTCAACTTACTTCTGGGCTTTTAGTATGCGATCCAACCGCTACGGCAGCATCCTACACGATGCCTACCGCGGCAGCGATCGACGCTGTTATGACCAACATGAAAACTAACAGTTGTTTTCTGTTGAACGTCGTTAACCTGGGTACTAGTTCTGGAATTTTGACGTTTGTTGTCGGCACTGGTATTACTTCGGTTGGTAACCTTCTGGTTGCTATTACCGGCAGTGCGGCTGGCGTTGGTGGTGCGGCTCAGTTCCTGTTCCGCAAAACCGGCACTGCGGCCTATTCGGTTTACCGGGTAGCTTAAGCAACAACACCTCGCGGCGTAAAACCCGCGAGGTGGTTTTTAAGGACGATCATGGTCATCTACATGCGGCACCCAGATCACGGCACTAAGGTTGCTATCGCGGAAGCTGAAGCCGAAGCCGATGCCAAGAACGGTTGGGAACGCTATGACGCAGGTGCGTTGCTGACACCCAGAGAACCCGTGCTGAACGAA